CGGTTGCCCTAAATGGAATTCTAGCGCCTGTTTCATCATAGATAAGCTCTTTAGTATCTTGATTAACTAGATAGCGTCCAGTAACTTCAATAACATCACCGGCTTTAATCGGTAGCACTGCATCCATCGCTGTTACACTGATAGATTGAGTCATCGTATCCTTTGCGCCAACATAAGTTGCTGTTGGAGTACCGGTAATAGTTCCTGCTCTATCCGCACCAGCACCAGTTGTATAACTAGTTAATGCGTTAGAAGTCATGGCAACCATTCCACCAAAGTCGCGGCTGATTTGTGCACGTTCCCAAGCTGTCCTGACCAAACTATCCGCAGCGGTTAAGCCGTTTTGAGCGTCTGCAAGTCCACCACTTGTAAAATGCAAGTCCACCACTTGTAAAAGGATTCATCACATAGCACCAGTTTGAATCTTGTGGAATACCAACTGATTGCATTAATGCGCCTGTTTGCTGAACATCGCTCCATGCATCGGCAACAGTTCCCACTGTACCATGACACAAACCAGCGTTATTACGCATATAAGTAGCAAGGTTGGTTTCGAGAGTTGTGATTGCTTGTCGAGCCATTGGAGCTAGAATCTTGTCCAGTTCGTCAAGTTCGAGAGCTTGTTCAAGGATTGACCACTCTGTAGCAACTGTGATCATATTCTGAACAGTACCAGTCGCTTTACCTGCTAAGATATCAGATTTTGTTGAACCTGAAATGTCACCGCCAGCAGTCTCAATACTTGAGTATCTGTGGTCGCGCTTGAAATCGACTGTTGAGCCGGATGAGGGGGAAAACTTATTGCTTAGGAGTTGAGTATTAACCGCTTTAGTCAATACCCTGGTTGATTCTACTGCTTTTAAAAACCCCTTCGCTAGGGGCGTGGTGGTATTACTTGATAAATTGTTAGCCATGAGTGGCTCCTCTTATTCAAATGTAGCCCCCTTAATTAGAGGTGAGTCCCTGTTAGGATCTCCGCCGCCGCCTTGTATATCTGTTGATGGCTTTGGCGCACTACTAGCTTTTGGTTTTAGAGCAACCGCTTTAGCTTTGAGATTTGTCATGTAAGCACCTGCCGCATAAAGATTCATGCCGATTAAGGTCGAAACTTCTTGTGGGTTTGCTGCTAAATACTTAGTGAGCAATGGCCCGTCTGGGTCTGCTAAAATAGCATACGTTAAATCAGGCGTGATTCCATAACTCTCAACTGCGTTAGCTGCGCTTTGTAGCTCACTTGCGTCAATGCCGTTTTTCTTCGCGTTCTCTGTATAAGTCACGATATCGGCGTTAACTTTCTCTTGCTGCTGACGTGCTCTTTCGTTTGTTTGCTGCTGGCTTGCGTTCTGCGCTGCTTGTTGCTGCGCTTCATGTCTGCCAACTGCCTGAGCGTTTTGAACATAAGTATGTTGCGCGGCGGTAAATTCTTCAGTTGTATCAAAATCATACTCGCTTGGGAATTCGCCTAATTGAGGTGCTTGTTGAGGTTGCTGTGCTTGCTGCAATTCTAAGTTTTTAGCCTTGGCCGCTTCAAGCTCTCGCTCTAACTGCTTCTTCTCGCCATATTGCTTATTAAATGCTGCCTGCCGCTTTGCCTCTTTTTCTTCCTCAGTTGGTTCGCTTTTTACTTCTGCTGTTTCGCTCTGTGTCTCGGTCGCTAATTCCGGCTCTTTCGAGTTTTCGCTGGTTTCTGTCGGTGCTGCTGGCTGAATATCTTCTGCCGCCGCGTCAATAGTAAAACCTTCGTTTTGTAGCTCACTCATGTTTTTGACCTTTTAGGTATAGAATCTTTCGATTCAAGCATTAATTTTAGGCTTAATGTTGGCCTTTATGACTATATTTTAGCCTTTTTGACTAAATTTGTAAATAGTTGGTTAAATTGACGGTTCGCTTATATCGTCATCTCTGCCAATCTCTTGAGTCTCCGCTGCTGTTTTTCTGTTAGCAAACAAATCGTTAATCTTTTCTTGTTGTTGATTGGCGATAGCTATCATTTGTTCAAACTGCTGCTTCTGCTCTGCTAGTTGCTGTTTTTGCTGGCTGATTTGAATGTTAGCCGCGTCAACGTTGAACTTATCCTCTTTGCTCATTTGAAACTTTTGCGCGTCAAGATTTAACTGTTGTTGTGATAGTTGAAGTTCACCGGCCTTTAACTGTTGATTGCCCTGTATCTCTGCTTGTTTATTCTGCGCGTTCTGCTGCTCTGCTTGTGCTTTGCCCATTTCAGCCTGGGCCGCTATCATCATCGGGTCTTCTTGCGGCGGTTGTTGTGCTGCTTGCTGTTCTTGCTGTTGTGCTTCCGCCTCTTCCTCTTCAGTGAATTGTTTCCTTGGAATCGTGCCGTTTTGTATACCTAATATTCTGAATCTCTCGGTTAGAGTGTCCATACCAGGACTATCTTGATTCTTGAGTATAATATCGCGACCAACTTCCATAATTGCTGGGTCGTTAGCTGCGTATTCTTTCAGTGCTGTGACAGTGGCTTCTTGTTGATTCTTGAATGCCGCACCCATACTGCAAGTAACATCATAACTACCCTTTGATAAATCATTTATTTCTACATTTGTTTGAGTTTGAGCATCAAATATAGTTTGATTAAGCTGGACCATTTCGCCAGTACCATCTTCACCCAATATTCGTTGAGTTCTTGCGCCGTCCATCACTCTTGGTAATGCGTCTTGGCTTATTCTTGCGAGTTGACAAATAAATACTTCCATCGATTTAAACCATTTAACATTACCGTTATTTGATTGACCAACTAAAGCATTAATCGCTGCCCCACTTTGTAATCCTGGATTTTGCCCCATTGAAGGATCATCCATGTTGCCGGTTTTCTGTAACAACCCTTAACAACCCTTGCATATTTGCGAGCGTTGCTTGAGTGCCCTGATTAACTTGACGACCTCCCATCATAATCGGAGGCATCTGACCATCTACCCAATTGAAAAAACGTACCGGTTTTCTATCAACGTTCATATTAGAGTAATCTTGGCCTACACCTTGCTCCTTAGTCATCATCATAAACGGGGGAGGGGAGAGTGCGATATCTTCCGTTTCAGTACTCATCGCAAAGTTGAGACCGCGTTGGGCATCCATCAATTTTAAAGTCTTGCCTGAATACTTCCGGACTCCATCTAGTATTGAGAAATTGCCGTGGACTGGAACTAATGGGATGTAAGAAAAAACAGTTTCTTCTTCATCACCAAGCCATTCACCGCCGTCTAAAATCCGAGTGTGAACACGCCAACTTTTACGGTCACGCTCATCAATTATAGTGATGCCTGCTTGAGTTAATTCGTCTTGAATCTTTTCGAACTTCTCATCCTTTACAAAAACTTGGCCGTCTGACATTTTAACCAATGGTATAGTAATCGGTTTTTTATAATACAATTTTCCAACGGTTACGGTGTCATAGGTTTTAATGCGTTCATCGTTATTAACTGAGGCATCACCTATTGATATCCCGCTACCATCTGGAAATTGTTTATCATAGTTTGCTGCTGGCATTTTACGCAACTTAATAGCCCAATTTGCATCACTCATATCTTGTTTAATTGCTGCTAAATCAAACCATACAGACTTGTGCCAATCACTCACATATTTATAAACTAAATCTTGGTCGAAAGTGTTAGCGTTCAAATGTTCCTGCACAACTTCCGCGCCGTCTAAGCCGCTCATTACTAATGACTGACCTACTGAACTATATAGTAAGCTGCTGTTAGACACGTTTTCAATATTACGTATCAATCCGCCGTACGTTTCCGCGACATCTTCAGTGGCATCACCACCGGCTGGACTAACTTTAATTCCGAAATTAGCCTCATCCATTTCACCAGTGATTTGATCAAGTATTGGTGATATTTGGTCAAACGTTCCACGGTATCGACCTTTCATCAATGAGACTGTTCTATCATCCCATTGACCATCTTTTTCAATGATGAATACCAATTCTGTTGTAAGATGCTGGCCGGTTTCGAGCGTGGGCAACTCTTCACCCATTGCCAGGCAATCCGCCATGTTGGGGCTGTCAATGTCGTATTTCTTTTTCATTTCATCCTTGCTCATCAACTGTATTTTACCCGCGCCGTTTGGCTTTCGTGGTATTCTGCATAGTTCAGAGCGCAATTTATCAATCAATTCAATGTCTGAGCTTATGCTGATAATGTCATCAGGATTAATGTACTCTTTGTTCACGACTGCTCTATACGTGTTATAAAAACGATTAGCTAATTTAATGTAATACTGTGATCTTTTATTAAAAAAAGTGTCGCCGTTGGTCTTAGGCTTATCTTTACTCGATAGACTTGATAGCCCTTCATATTTGGATTTTTTATTCTCAACTTCATTCGAACCTCTGTACATTCTGAGCTCTACTTTTTTACCGCTGAATGATTTGGCTATTTGTTCACGTAATAACGCGCCCATTCCGTCGCCATCCCATACAAATAAATCAGCCCCATCTCTTATTGCCAGGTCGCATGCTAATCTGCATCCTTCGTTGCCGTTTTCAGCTTCCAGCTCTTGAATATCAGTGTATAAAATGCCGCGTCTAACTGCATAAGCTTTCGCATCGCTTCCGGTATCCGCTGGGTCATGTGTTGCTATAACTGCACCCGTTGGGGTAATGCCTAATGTTTTATGGCTGTCTATCGCCGAATCAAACCATTCTTTTTTTATAATGTTATTCTCGATACTTTCGTTATAACTTCCGCCCCAAATGTGATCATATTCATCAGCGGTTAAATTCTTTTTATCGTCCAATCGTTCTTGTTCTAGCTCAGATGGAAACCACGGGTTATCTGTGTAGTTAAGTTGAACAACCATTAGTAAATCATCCTCATACCTTCCACACTTCTCAAGTTCCTTTTCTGCTCTAGACAAATACTTCTTAGCTATCGCATCCTCTCGACTTCCCCTGTTCATTGAGATCCAAATCTCCGGCGGTTCTTCGTCTGTGTCTGCCGCTGTTGAACGTATAGAAGGGGTTAAAACCTTTAAGCTTTTGCTTGAAACGCTTTCGCCTTCCTCGATCCATAATTTGTTGACTCCCGATAAACTTTTCAGACTTGTTATGTTTCTCGCTAAACCTTTGTAGAATATTTCACCGTCAGAATGCGTTTTAATATCAGTAGCCCGTACTTCGAAACCTTCAACGTTTAACCGTTCAATCTCTATTCGTAAATTCTCATGTACCGAATCATCGATTGAGTTCTGAAACTCTCTGGTTGCGCAAATCCTTTGACCTTGGTCAGCGTACACAATCATCGCATCAGCTATACCTGTAGACTTTGCCGAACCTCGACCACCGACGGCTATCTTGATTCGCTTGGGCTTTGACATTAGCCATGCTACGCCTTCAGTGATTCTTAGATCGATATTAGCCATCTTTGCTAGTCGATACCGGTGTTATAATAAAGTTGTTCTCTATTTTTTTACCGCCGCTGGTTATGTCTTGCTCGACTTTATCAGAGTAATCATGCTTCGATAACATTAGCTTAACTATAGTCGCGTTCATGTTGCTTGATAGGCCGCCAGAAAGTAGCATTCTTTCCTGTTTACTAGCAATATCTCCTAACATGTCCATAAATTCGGGCTTGTCTTCATCTTTTGCCCAATTATATATTACAGCTTTTGATAATTTTATTGCACAAGCTAGACCGGCAACACTCGGAACCAAATCAAAAAAATCGAGGTGATTATCAATGTAATTCTGGGTATCAATCAATATTTGTTTATTGTATTTTGTTGGTCTACCCGCCATTAATCATCCCCTCGAAACTTCATACCAG